AGCAATCGTAGATCCGGCATTCCACGGCCCAGGGTTCTTCCTCGCACCATCGTTCCCAATGTAGAGCCCTGGCATTATCTTTCATCGCCTGATTGTATTCCGCAAGACATTGTGCATACTCGCTGGACTGCACATCCTCATACGGAGTCACTGCTTCAATGAGGCGAAGCCATGCCGATTCCGCCGCTTTGCTCAAAGAAGCCATAATTGTCCAATGAAACAGTGGCAGTCTAGCACAATGCTATTGAGCATTCCTCAGGCTTCGCTCTAGCTTTCTAAGCTTTGGCAATAGCTTGGGCTCATAGAAATGGTCTGCCGCTAAAAGTTGTAGGGCAGTCTGACGATCGGCTTCCAGCAAAGCAAGCAAGAATACAATCTCTTTGTGCTCAAACTCCACCAGTCATTAAGAAACTATTGCCATGATAGTGCCCATTACCTAACGAGAGAGTTAATCCAATCAATGTCATCACTTTCGGAAGCCTCCAAGATGGCTGCGGCTAGGGCGAAAGGAAAGTCGTCAACATTGGCCTCCTTGCCGCCAGTGACTGTCCATTGCCCTGACTGACGATACACCACGCTCAAGCCTTTGATTTGCTTAATTGCCACTTCATGACTGTAGAGAGCAATAAGGCCAGCATTGAATAGTTGCCGCATTTTACTGAAAGCCTTCATCTTGGTAGACACGCTCCAAGTAAGTTCACTAATTGGCAGGCTTTCGGCAAGCGTTTGAATGGTGGAAGCACTATTGAACTGGTCAAGCACAATGCTTTCAAAACCATAGGCTGTATGGTGCTCCCGAATCCATTGCTCCACTGCCTTAATGTTCACTTCCTTTTTGCCATTTATTTCAAAGTCAGCATCAAAGGAATGGAACTTATCAACGATTAGTGTTTCTCCTTCGTAGTGAACAATACAGGCCGTGTAGTTATCCCGCCCAACGCCACCTTTTGCCGGGTCAAGCGCAAGGTAGTACATGCCCTTGAATTGTGCCTGAGGCAAGAGGATTCCCCGCCGCTTATCGACTGCAGCATCAACGACTTCAGGCGCCAAGAGGGCAGAAAGATTCTTGGAGAACTGAGCACCATATTCCACCCAAAACGCATCAGGATCACGCTTAAGAGCCGCCTCAAGGAATGGGCATCCCCACGGCAAATTAGGATTGATCTGCCAAGTGGGAATGTTGACGGCTTGCATGAAGGGGAAGTCGCCGCCTTGGGCTTCGCAATAATGCTCGTAGAACAGGCCATCAGTAAGCCATGGTGAAGACAGTTCTAGGAAGCGGCCATGGCCGCCAAACTGAGCCACGGAAGGCTCTAGAGCGGTGTAGATGGCCTTGGCGCCCCTGTTGGCATCGCCCTCAAGGCTGAAGGCAAGCTCGTCCATGATGCACATGGCCACGGCCTTTCCTCGGGAGGCACGGGCTGATGCCGGAATAGCCTGGAACACGCAGCCATTGCTAATTTCAATTTCGGTGGCCGTTTCACGGACAATCTCTTTAGCAAATTGGCTTTCAACAAGCAACTGGCGAATGTTATTCAGGGCAATCTTTGCCTGGCTTTGATCGTTGGCAACGGTAACAATGTACCACTTTTCGTTTTTTCTGACGCGCCGTTTATAGTTTGCTTCTAGCACAAAGCAAACATAAAGAGCAGCAATGGCGGCCATAAGCGTTTTACCACTGTTGTGATTGACAATGCCATTGGCAACAAAAGCATTGCTAATTGGCACATGAAAATCAAACACCTCCTGCGGATCTTCCTTTTGAATGCTTACCACTGGATCATAAAAATAGCTAACCAGTGCCAGCTCCCTGAAGTGTCCTGCAACTTCTCCATTGACATTGTGCTCGTCAAGCAATTTAATCAATCCCGGTAATCGTCGTGCATTAAACTCTTCTTTACCGCCCTTGATTGCATTGCCAATACAACTGCGGATCCTCGTAAGTAAGCCATCACCTTTCCTGCAGCCAAGATCACTGGCAAGTCGCCGTAACCATCCTTTTTGATGGGGAATAGCTTGTGAATTGCCGCCATCTCGCGCAACGTCTAGCCCCTGAAGAGCTTTTAATTGCTTGCGAGGCAAACGAAAGCCAATGGTATGGCAAAATTGCTGACGAGCTTCAAGGCCAAGCAATGTAATTATCCAATAGTCTTTGCCTTGCACTTTCTTGGCTGTAATCCTAGAGATAATTCCAAGATTAAATAGGAGCATATGCACTTCTCGCGCCAATGTTTTACATGCAGTGCTGAAGGCAATAGTTTGGCCGTTTTTCTCTACTCCTCCATCGGTATCAAATAGCCCAGAAAGAAAGGCGCAGACAATGGGCCGTGGGGATTGCATAATTACCCAAGGCACTTGCTTTTGATCGCGCTTTACATCTGCAATCCATCCCAGATCATTTAGAAACTTCCTGTAATATTTTGAATAGAAGTTAAGAGAGCACGCAGAGTTGCGACGGGCATCTCTTTTTAAAGTGAAGGGCACGCCCAAGCCGCGTTGCAGCGATTCCGCCATGAAAGGTGCGTCATCTTCGTGGCACGTTAATTGAACGTAAGATTTCATAGTCCAAGTGCCATCGCCAACCAACGCACCAAGCGCATAGGCTAAATCCTTGGTCAGCGTTGAAGGCGGCTGAATTGATTTGGCATTGGGGGATGTCTCCGCAGCCTCTTTTGCTTTGCAAGCAAAGTCTGCGATAGGCGGACAACTATCGGGCCAAACATTGGCGCCAGGTCGAGTGACTATTTGATCGCCTTGGCTCAGCGCTCCAAGAGGCCGCCATTCATGAAGCCCCTTTTCGCTCATTACCATCACTGGATGGTTAGGAGTGCCAGCCACTTCAAAGCCGCGAGACGTGCGAATGCGAATAATGTCTTGCCGTCCTCCTTTGTAAAAGCGGGAAGCTTGCCGCCTTTCTTTGTATGGTTGCGCCACTTCCAAATGGCAATGCTCCCATTCGTGGTCAATGGCTTCGCCAGATCCCGCAAGGGAGCCAATCTCGACCATTCCATTGCTTGTCGCCACAAGAGTATCGGCAACAACACAACGGCGCCCGAGCGCCCACACACCATGAGTGACGGGACCACCAAAGTATGAATCAATAATCTCTTGTTGTTTTGGCCAAAGCTCTAACTTTAGAGCGTATTGAGCAAAGTGGGAACATTTAAGCATTGGAAAGTCTCCATGGGCTGCAGTGCTTTTTGCGGCACAAAATAGGCTTTGCGGCCACGAGCAGGATCAAGAATGTATTGATCTTGCATGGCTTCTTTGCCATTGATCCAGCCATGAATCAGTATAGCATTATCTTCAATGGTCACAAGCACAAATCGCTTATTCCTGCTTTCTGAGAGTTGAATAATCAGGTCACGATTATGGCCATTCCTGGTCTTCACATCAATGTCGGGCGGTAAATCAACAGAGCCACGACGCGCTTCAGTTTCTTGGAACAGAAACTCCTTCATGCCAAGCAAGGTTGCCACTGCCACTTCCCCCATTGCCCCCACTTCATGCGCCTTAAGCGCCTTTTCCCCAGATCTAGGGCCACCATTCCTGCCATAGAGCCCCTTGTTTTCGTTGGACGATTGGCGACGATGGGCCTCATTTAGCGCCATTTGGCGCTCTTGCTCAGTGAGGCAAATGCTAATCGCCATGAAGGATTGTGCTTACGCTCCGTAGTATAACGGGCGCTACAGTTAAGGAACTGATAAGCAATAGCCAATATGACCACACTGGTGAGAAACGATGGTGGCCCCACTGTGAACCTTGGCCACTTTGATGGTTCCGGTGTTCGCGCTGATGGTCTCGCCAATGTCTTTACTGGCATGGGCATCCAAGGGCGCGACAAGTCGCAGTCCACCATTACGCAGCCCATTATCTTCCTCACGCAAGAGGAGCTTGAGGGGCTCTATGGCGAATGGATTCCCAGGCGAGTGGTGGACATTGTTGCCGATCAATCCACACGCAAAGGCTTTCGCATTCTGTTTGGTGGCGATGGCGCAAAAGCTCAGGAAATCGTTGGCATGGAACAAGTGATTGAGGATTTGATGATCCTTGAGAACTTCAATCTGGCCAGCAAAAACGAAAGGCTGTATGGTGGCGCAGCAATTTTGCTTTATATCAATGATGGTCGTTCTGCCGATCAGCCAGTAGACAAAAGCAAAATCGTGGAAGTGGAAGGCATGGAAGTGCTAGACCGCTACCAGATTGCCCCCATGATTGGGGAGGAAAGTCTTTATGACTACGCCAAGGCAACGTACTATCAAATTATTTCAGGCGATCTAATCCAACAGCCCAATCTTACGCGCATCCACAAGGATCGGATTCTGCGGTTTGATGGCATGTGGCTGCCCTACAGGATTCGCCAACGTAACTATGGCTGGGGAATGAGCAGCATTCAGCCAATTTACGATAGCTTCCGCCACTACTGGACTGGCGTGCATTCGGCCTCCATGCTTTTGAGCGAGTTTGACATTTTCGTCCACAAGATTCGCAACTTGTCTCAAATGCTGGCCAATGGCAAAGAAAGTGACGTGAAGAATAGGCTTGTGCTCAATGATATGAGCAAGAGCGTGTACCGTGGATTCGCCATTGATGCCGAAAAGGAGGAGCTTAGCTTCATTAGTCGTCAGTTCAGTGGAATTGATGGCGTGCTAGAGAAGCTGAGAATTGACATTATTGGTGCGTCTCAGATTCCACATACGATTCTGTTTGGTGAAAGCCCTAGCGGTATTGGTGCCACTGGTCGTAGTGAAGAGCGGGATTTTGCCAAACTTCTGGGCGACTATCAGGCCAGCCATTTCCGGCGCCCCCTGAAAAAGCTCATGGAATACATTCTCTTGAGCCAACGTGGTCCCACGAGCGGGCGCATTCCTGATTCGTGGCGCGCAAAGTTCAATGACCTGTTTGAACTTAATGAGCGGGAAAAAGCCGATGTTCGCGCAAGGGTGGCGGCAGTCGATGGCCGTTACATTCAACTTGGCGTGTTGCATCCCCAGGAAGTTGCCGATGCACGCTATGGCGGCAGTGAATGGTCAATGGAAACCACTCTTGACCCATCGCTCCCCCGCGAATTGCCGCAGCAAACGCAAGGCAAGCCGGTGCCTCCTGGCGGGCGTGATCCTCTGAATGAAGAGAATGGCACGCTACCAATGGACGGTAGCCGGGACGTGGTGGACAGTGAAGCTGGATTGTTTCTGCCACGAGACTTGGAAAAGCGTCGTGACGTGAAGTTTCAAGATGAAGCTTTGCATAGTAGGGCAGTATCAGAAGCAAAGCAAAAGTTCAATGTTTGGCCCTCGGCTTATGCAAGTGCTTATGTGGTACAACACTACAAGGCGCTCTATAAGGAAAAGCATGGTTCATTGTCTGGCGCCTTTAAGGCCGATGGCGAAGAAATCAATGCCGATGATCTTGAGCAATGGTTCCAAGAAAAGTGGGTGAGGATTGGTGGCAATGGTGAAATCCTTGGCCCTTGTGGCGACCGTGGCGAAGGGGAAGGAAAGCCTAAGTGTCTGCCGCAGGCAAAAGCCCAGTCAATGAGCAAAAGCGAGCGTCAAACGATTGTTGCCCGTAAACGTGAAGCCGACCCTAATCCCGAAAGGAAAGGCGCCGCGAAGATGGTGAGCAGCAAGGTTGACGCCATTGATCCCATTAAGGCTTCTGGCACTATTGTTGGCGGCATTGATGAAGCAGCCCTCATTGAAGATGATGACATTCAAGCGGCTTTAGAACAGTGGCAAAAGGAAGCGCCAGAACGTTAC